TATTTTTAAAATAGCATCTAATACGTAGTAAGAGTTGATTTTTCAAATCCCTCTCTGTCCGCCACTGCTTATAAACAATCACAAACTTTTATTAACTTTTGCAAACATTGAGCCACGATTTTAACGTTATTTTAAAGCCTTTATTCATAAAATTACAAACTATTACAAACAATAGCAAACTATTATTATCACAACTTTTTAGCTGACTTTTAGCTGACCGCCTTTTAAAAAGTAGCTAAAAATATAACAATAGTCAGCCAAAAGGACAGCTAAAATGCCTAAGTTATCACGCCAACTCACGATCACGCAGTTTAAAAATCTCAAAGTAAAAGAGAAGCCATATTTTGTCAGTGACAGCGACAACCTGTTAATTAAGATAATGCCAAGCGGCACGAAGTTTTTTATATATGAGTTTCGCGAAAATAGCAAGCGCCACCGCTTAACACTAGGTAAATATGATGAAATGAGTTTAAGCGAGGCAAGAGATAAAAGAAATGAGCTAAGATCAAAGCTTAATCAAGGTGAAAGCCTAACTCAAACAGCAGAAAAAACAAAATTTAAGGCAGTATTTGAAGCGTGGTATAAAACAAAGGGAAAGTTGAGTGAGAAACAGCAGTTTTGGATAAAAAGGCGGTTTGAAACATTATTTTTGCCAAAATTTGGAGAGGTGGGGATAAAAGAAATCACTAGAAAGGATATTATTACCGCCCTTGCGCCACTTCTTGGCGATGACAAGCAAGAAACGATACGAAAAACGCTAGGGACACTAAATAGCTTCTATAAATTTGCTCTTTTGCACGAGTACGTAGAGCATAATATCATCTCGGATATTGATAAAAGTGCGCTAATCGGCAAAAAAGATGTAAAACATTTTGCATACTTAAAAAATGATGATGAGATAAGAGCCGTATTAACGGCGATAAGAGATTATTTTGGGGATATAAGAGTAAAAACGTGTGCGATATTTCAACTATATACCGCAGTAAGAGGGCAAAACGCCAGAAATGCTAAGTGGTCGCAGATAGATTTTGAAAATTGTCTTTGGCATATCCCAGCAAGCGAGATGAAAACGGCAAGGGCTCACGAAGTGTTTTTAAGTAAAAGTGTTATCAACTTACTAAAAATTTATCGTGAGCGCCTGCCGTTAAAAAGTGAGTTAATTTTTCCGTCCATAAAATCAAATATACGCCCAATTAGTGATAATACCATCCGCTCAATGCTTAGAAATTTAGGCTTTAATAATGATATGGTAACGCCGCACGGCTTTAGGGCTACATTTAGCACGATCGCCAACGAAAACATAGATAAGCACGGCTGCAATAGTGATGTTATCGAGCTTTGCCTCGCACACGTTGAGAGCAACAAGGTTAAGGACGCATACAATCACGCCAAAAACCTAAAAGCAAGAGCTAAGCTTATGCAGTGGTGGAGTGATTATTTAGATAGCTTGGGCGGTTTTGCCTGATTTATAGGCGGATATTGAGTTTTGAGAATAATAAATTATTTTTGAGTTGATCTTGCTTGCCGTGATCTTGCCAGCTAGCACAAGGCGTCTTAAGCTGATAGGCGACGTTAGCCCTAGCTGTTTTAGGGCTTCATCGCGCGTAATAAATGTATCGCTCATTTCCTCTCCTTAATATAATCTTTCAAATCTCGCAAAGCGTTCCGTAAATAGCGGACGTCGCATTTAAATAAAAGAGCTTGTATTCGCTCAACTAAATTTATCTTTTCATTGTGTGCCTCGCAAAACGCTTCTAGGTTTGCAAGGGCGGCTAAGTGTTTTTCTCTTTCTGGACTACTCATCTAGTTTTCTCCTCTCGTCTTGCGTTAGATAAGGTCTGCTTCTCCAAGACCACCACTCAGCACCATCATTTGTATCTCGCTCAAACCAGCCAAGCGTATCTTTAAAGGTTACATAGCCTCTCCAATACTGTACGCCATATCCTCTGTCATAGTTAAGCTCGCTTTCAGGTATCTCATCCCAAGCGATTTTATCTTTGCCTATGTAGATAGGGTTGTTTGAGTGATACCAATCTCTTATATACTCAAACCTGTATTCATCTATCTTATGGTCTCCTATGAGACGCATAGTCTCTTCTTTAAAGTTAGTCATCGAAATACCCCCACGTATCTTTAAAGGCGTCTTTCCAAAACTCTACAAAAGCCTTTAGCATACTGCCTGTGTCAGATAGTAGGGTTATAGGCATAGCTAACGCAAGTAGTGGTATGAATAACCCAAAGTAAAGGATAAAAGATATGATGACAAAGAGGCTTAATATAAGCATAACTAACCATTTTTGAAGTATTTTTAAACTAGGCATTGAGTAACTCCTTGTTTTGATAGATGTTGCCTAAGACTTCTAAATCACAAACATTATTAAAATGCTCTGCATATCGCCCTTCAGCTGTTATTAAAAAGCTTGCACCATCCTCATAGTATTTAACCCTTCCTATACGCTCTGTGCCATTTAGTGTGCAAAAACTTACAATATCTTTTTCAAATACTCTATTGCTATGAATATCCTTTATGCCTGTGTATTGCATAACATCATAAAAGTTAGGTAAATCTAGTATTACTCCAAAAGATGGCATATTAACAGGATAGTTATCATAGGTGTTCTCTGCGTCATATATCATTTTCTTTTCTTCTTTATCCCAAACTCTAAATCTTGGTCTCATTAGTCCTCCTTAAACAGAGCATTAGCTCTTTTCTCTCTAGTAGGTATGGTCTCAAAGATTAGTGTAAAATAGGGCTCCATCTCTTTAGCAAGGAGACTATCTAGTAGTCTTTTTGCTTCTTGATTGAACTTATCACTATTCTCCTCTTCTAGTAGGTTATTAAAAAGATTTAGTGAAATACCTTCTTGTCTAATAAACTTAAGACATTTATCAAGTAATGGGAAGTTGTCTAAGTAGTTATACAGTCCTTCATAGGCATTAGGATAATCTATTGCATTCTGTATTAAGACGTAAGCTGAAGGTACATCTGTATCTTCTTTTACTGCGTTTATCAGCTCTATCTTCTGCTGCTCTATTGGATGCTCCTTGATGAACCAGTATTTCTCGTTATACCTCTTGATAACTCTCTTTATTGTTGCTTCAAACATTAGTTCTCCTTTAGTTTAAATCCAAGAGCGTAGATAGGCTCCCATCTAAGCGTATCGTGATGACCTGCATGCTCTTTATCCATTTCAGCTGTTGTCGCTCTAGTAGGGTTCATAATATATTTCTTAGACATATAGTCATAGATTTCAAAGTACCATAAGACATCTCTTTTCGATATGTACTCTTTCTCTATAATCGCTGGAGATTTCTCAAACTCATCGCCATTAAGGGTATAGCCATTGTTATCTATGTCCATTACCGTATAGAGATTCGGAGAAGGTTTATCAGCATCTCCTCTATATACTAGGACATCATTGACCTTAAACTTAAACGTATCGTTAGGTTTAATACGATATTGATCATATTCAAAATCCCAAACGTCGTGTTGCTTAACAAGCACCCTGTCATTATCTTCATTATAAGCTTCTACTATCTTACCTTCTGCATAAGCTTTAATAACCTCTATCTTTTCTTTTAGTGTCATCTTATTCATTGTTTATCCTTTCAAATATTTTCAATATAAAAATAAGCCAGCGTTTGGCTATCCTCTGCTTCTTTGCGGTATTTTGTATCACAACTCTTGTTCGATATATACGCTATCTTGTCTTTATTCATCGCGTAAAACTCCGCTAATATCGGCGCCAGTCTTTGCCCTTTGCGTTCATTTGGTGCTAAACGCAAATAAAGTAGATCGCACGCTAGCTGTGGTGCTGTCGTGCTAAAGCTCTTTTTGGCAATGCTTGCCTTGTTATCCAAAGCGTTTATTTGGGTTTCTATCCGCCTTTTAAAAGCGTGGTAGTGTCCGACTATCGGCGTCATTGCCTCGATTAGCTCGTCGATAAATTTGCTCGCTTTTTTATTGATGAATAGCCCTAGTTTTTCGGTGCTATCCATTTGCAAAAAACTATACGCCATAACGAAAATAGCGGCATCTTTTAGTTCAGCCGTTGTCATCACTCGCTCCGTTTAGATTTTTGCCTTTTAGTATTCGTAACACCTCTTGCTTTGAAAATTTAGAGGCTGGACTTAGCTCAATTTTGCTAAGCCAGTAGCGGTCTAGTTTTTCGCCGTAGTATTTCACGGCTTTGTCAAAGCTCATACGAGGTGGCAGTCGCCCACATATTACAAAAACGCCGTTTTTCATTTGCATTTTTTCTTTTTCTCTCACAATCTTTTCGCCATAGGTCATTATTTATTCCTTTCTTTATTGTGTTTTAAGTTTGTAGGATGCATAATTTGAGAATAAAAAAATATGCAAATCGAATTTACTCCGTTGGAGTTGGTCAAGAAATTACCAAAATTTGCATATTTACCTTATATTTTTATATAAGGTTTTGCCCGTTGGGCTTGTATTAGGGGCTTAATAGCCCCTTTCTTTTAAAAGCTTAATTCGCCACATTCTATATCATTATTTTCATTTTTCAATATGCCAAAAGGATAAGCATCCAGCTCATCGATATAGTATGGGTTGTCTTCGTTGCAGTGAATATAGCGACCATATCCTAGGAGATCAAAAGCGGAGTATAGATCACTCTCATATTCGCCAGCTTTTGCAGAAATAAAATTAATAAAATTTTCATATGTAGGCTCTGCGCCGATCTCGTTTTTTAGCTTATCCCACTCATCAGGGGTAAAAAGTATCGCCTCAAACCTTTCGCTTATTGCTTCTCTCATTTTTAATCCTTTCTTAAAAGGGCGATTATTCGCCCCTCGCTATTTTCTCAGCCCATTTTAGACCAAATGCCATCTCTTTGCCATCTATTATTTTGCAGATCGCCATAGGCACATAGTCAAAGCCAACAGCTGGGTTTTCTATATTGTGTCTTTGATCAATTATAAAAGAGGCATTGTCACAGTTTCTCATGAAAGCCACAAATCTATCCCAAAGTGGCTCAAACTCGCCAACTTCATCAGCGTCAAACATAGTGGCAAAGTTTTCTTTTGCTTCTGCTTTGCCACTCTCTAGATTTTCTTCAAATTTTGCTAGTATTTTCTCCGCCCAAGCTATTTGTTTTTCGCTTCCTTTTAGCTCTCTCATCTCGTATCCTTTTTCTTTTTTTATTTAAAGGTTAATTATCTTAACCTTTATGAGAGAATTATAGTAAGTATCTTATTAAAGTAAGCTTAAAAATATAAAGATAATTAATTATTTTTTGTATTTTTATAAAGATTTTTAACTTTTTTACGAAAAATATATTAAGATAGGGCTTTTTTGAGTGTAGATTTGATTAATTGCCACTCTTCAAGCTCTGCTTTTAGGGCAATATTTTCACGTAGTAGCTCTATTGCAGCCGCTGTTTGATCGCTTATTTTGCCGCTACCAATAGTCGCCCTAAAACTTGCATCGCCCCAGCCTATCTTTTCGGCTAGCTCGCCATACGTGAAGTCATACTCTTTACAAAACGCCTTTACTTCATCTGCTGTCATTGTCTATCCTTTTTTAGGGCGATTTTATCCGATCGCCCCTTAAAATGGTATTTCATCGGTGCTGTTTATCTCGTCGCTATCTACATCTGGGTATTCAGGATATTGTGGCTCGCTGTATTGCTGGCGTTGAGGCTGTTTTTGCTGCTGTGGTTTCTTTGGCACTCCTTGCTGATAGCCTTGATTGTTTTGCTTTGCGTCGCCTAGCATTTCCATTACTTCCACAGCGACACTATGCTTACTTCTGTTTTGCCCGTTGCTATCCTGCCACTGGTCGAATTTTAATCGACCCTCGACTAAAAGCTTACTTCCCTTTTGTAGGTATTGGTTACTTACTTCCGCTTGTTTTCCGAAAAACGTTATGTCTATAAAGCACGTTTCTTCGCGCTTTTCGCCATTTAGCGTGTATTTGCGAGTTACGGCGATACCACAACTACCTATTGCCGCGCCGCCTTGGGTGTATCTAAGCTCGATGTCTCGCGTGAGATGCCCCACTAAAACTATTTTGTTAAACATCTTTTAGCCTTTCGTCTATTTGCCCTTTTTCTTTGGCTTCTATCGTAAGCGCCTTTTGTGCGTCTGGTTTTTGAGTGTGGCATGTGGGCTTCGCTCTTTTTTGTTTGTGGCGCACATTGAAAATCATCTGCGCCATTTAGCCCCGCGAATAATGCACTTAAAATCCCTAATGCTTTCATTTTTAGTTCCTTAAATTTTCTATTAAATTGTCTATGCTGCTTGGATCGTTTAGATAGGCAGTAGCCTCATCGATGCTTAGCCTCTCGACCAAATTTTCAGCCTCTATTTCACTAGCGCCTCGTTTCACTAGCTCGCTTTGTAGTAGATCGAGGGGCATTGGCTCAACTGTCAAATTTTCTTTTACAGTTGCGATTTCAACCTCTAGGGGTGCAGCTTCGATGTATTCAGTTTGTGAATTTTTTGCACCAACTGAGCTGTTTGTTTTTTCCGAACTACTTAAAAGCTCATTTAGTCCAGCTTTTGGTGTTTGGCTGGCTTCTTGTTTTGTGATAGGCTCGTCCTCTACACTTACGGCTTCGGCTAGGCGATCATTTATCGGCAAGCGTGAGGCAACGTATTTAAGAGCTTTGGCTTTATACATTTCCTCTGCCCAGTCTAGCCATATATACTCAAGCTTGTCTTTTTTGCTTTGGTTTTGACTTTTTAAGCGTAACTTTTCAAGCTTTTTCTTGCTAACAAACTCACTGAAAACATTATCGTTGCTATCTTTTGCATATACGATCACGCCCACTAAATGGCTAAATACCCAGTCGCCGTCATCGTCGCTTCGTTCGTCATAATTTGGTGCAAAGTGTATCTTGTCATCAAGCCCGTTAAACTCCAGACTAAAATCATCACAATCATAAACGGCTACTGCTCTAAATTTCCAGCCGTTTTTCATGCCTAAACTAATAAGCCCTTTGTAGCCTATTTGTAGTTGAGCGGTTTCGCCACCATTTTTTAGCTTAAATGGCACCACATAAGCTTGACCGAAAAGCTTATTTGGGTTTAGCCCGATTTGGACTATCTGCATAGCTGTATTTACTATGCTTTCAACGCTACAATTTCTTAACCCATAATCGTTAGCCATATTCGCAATAGCACTAGCAAAAATTGAAGCCTTAGCCTTATCGTTGCCAACTATGGTTGAGATTTGGTTCATTTTTGAGCCAACT